ATGACAAAACAAATCATCATCAACGAAGCTAACAGTTTACTTCACAGAAAAAGCAAAGAGCTAAGTAAATCAATCATCAAAACGCCTAAAGATCTCGAACGTTTCGCGGTTGGACTGGATAAATTATCACAAGACATGTGGGACTATAAAAATGAATTGGAGGCGATAAAATGAGTATTCAAGCAGGCGATAAAGTAGAAGTGCAGGATAGAACAGGAGTGACTGATTTATGTGTTGATGGAGAACAGTTTTATGTTCTCATTAACAATGATGGGTTGCTAACTGTGCAAGATACTGACGGTTTTTCATCTTTTAACATACCAGCAACTCAAGTCAAGAAAATGAAAGAAAATAGGAATAGTCAATTAGTAAATGAGCTACATGAACAATCAGACTCAGTAAGTTTTAGTATATATAATGCAGATACAGATAAAGCTAAGATGTTTGTATCTAATGTAAATAAGCCACAATTTGACGAAAGAAACAATGTGAAGTGGTATTCTGCATCAAAAGGCAAAATAACAGCAACAGCATTTTTGAAAGGAGATGATTAATATGACAACACTTTATTCCATTCAAGAAAAGTATCAACAGTTATTAAATTTAGCTGAGCAATTAGATCCAGAGACATTAAAAGATACCCTTGAAAGCATAGACGATGAATTAGAAACAAAAGCAGAAAATGTTTCGTTTATTATCAAAGAGCTAGAAGGACAATCACTTGTTTTAGATGTAGAAATTAAACGTTTATCAGAACGAAAAAACACGATTAACAATAATGTGAAGCGACTGAAACAATCACTACATGATGCTATGCTAGTTGCTAATAAGCAAAAAATAAAAACGAATCTATTTACATTAGATATTCGGAAAAACCCTCACAGTGTACTTGTAGAAGATGAGAGGAAGTTAATTAATTATTTAGTTGAACAACCTAAGAAGCTGGATAAGGCTAAGTTAAAAGATGATTTGAAAAAAGGCATTGATGTACCAGGAGCCGTTTTGGTTCAAACGGAAAGACTACAAATAAAATAATAAGTAAGGAGGAATTTCATTGGAATTTATTCAATCAGAAAAAATGAAAAGGTCGGAGTATTTCAATATTATGATTTATGCAAAACCGGGCGCTGGAAAGACAACGACAGTTAAGTATTTAAAAGGGAAAACTTTAATGTTGGATTGTGATGGTACATCAAAAGTATTAAGCGGATTACCTAATATCACGATTGCGACATTAGACCCTCGAAATCCCGTACAAGATATGGCTGATTTTTATGGATATGCGAAGGCACATGCAGAGGAATATGACAATGTAGTAATTGATAATTTAAGCCATTATCAAAAATTATGGCTAATGTTTAATGGGAGAAATACAAAGTCAGGTCAACCAGAACTGCAACACTATGGAATATTTGACACACATTTAATAGATTTGATATCCGTGTTTAATAATTTACCAAACACAAATATAGTATATACCGCTTGGGAAAACACACGACAAATACAGATGGAAAGCGGACAGCTTTATAACCAATTTTTACCAGATATTAGAGAAAAGGTAGTTAATCATATTATGGGTATTGTTCCTGTAGTTGCAAGATTAATAAGAAATCCTGAGACAGGTCAGAGAGGCTTCTTACTCACAGAAAATAATGGTAATTTTGCAAAAAACCAGTTAGATAACAGAGAGTTTGCTTTGCAAGAAGACCTATTCAAAATCGGTGATGTTGATGCTGAAGCTTAGAGATTATCAAATCGATACAATCAACGAAGTAAGGGAGGCTTTTATTAGAGGGTGTAAACGTCCGTTAGTTGTTTCGCCCTGTGGTTAGGTTCAGGCAAATCGGTTATTTTAGCAGAGATTATTAGGCGAACCACAGAAAATAAAAATCATGTTTTATTCCTGGTACACAGGAAAGAATTGATTGATCAGATTCAAAATACACTCGAAGTGAGTGGGGTTGATATGAAACACGTCACTTTAGGAATGGTTCAGACCATTGTTAGACGGTTAGATCACACACCTCAACCAGAATTAATAGTCATTGATGAAAGCCATCACATCTTAGCGAACAGCTACAAAAAAATCATTGAATACTTTCATGAGGCACGAGTTATCGGATTTACGGCAACACCTGTCCGAATTAATGGCGGGGGATTAGGCGATATCAACGATACGTTGATTGAGAAAGTCAATGCCAAATGGTTGATTGAAAATAGCTTCTTATCACCTTATAAGTATTTTGCACCGGAAGTTATTCAAACAAGTAACTTAGACATCAAACGAACCGGGGAATATGACATCACACAATTAGACGATCAGTTCAATCAACGAAAAGTATGGGGAGACGTGATCAAGCATTATCAAAAATTAGCCGACGGACAGCAAGCTATTCTTTACGCTTCTTCTCTCTATCAAAGCCAAAAAATGGCAGCTAGTTTTGAACAAGTGGGTATCACTGCAGCACATATTGATGGCAAAACACCAAAGGCGGAACGCGATCACATTATCCAACAGTTTCGAAATGGCGAGATTAAAGTGCTATGTAACTTAGATTTGATTGGCGAAGGATTCGATGTGCCAGACTGTTCTACTGTGATTATGTTACGCCCGACACAGTCTTTGTCTCTCTACATTCAGCAATCTATGCGTGGCATGCGTTACCGTCCAGAAAAAACGTCCATCATCATTGATCATGTAGGCAATGTAAGTCGGTTCGGACTACCAGATATGGAACGCACATGGACGTTAGAACCGAAAAAAGGAAGTAATAGCAAGAAAGCAGAAGCACCAGTGAAAATATGTCCCGATTGCTTTATGACAGTCTTATCCAGCAATAAGAAATGTGAGCATTGTGGTCATGAATTCAAAGTAGAAGTAAAACCAATACAAGTTGACGAGGCAGCAGAGCTACAAGAAATAACAGAAGCAGTTTTTAAAGTAAATTATAGTAGTCCAAATGAATGTAAGAACATGAAAGAATTATATGAATACGCAAAAGAACACAATTATAAAAAAGGATGGGCGTTCCATCAAGGAAAAGCAAGAGGATTTATCAAATAAAATCGAAAGAAGGAATTTAATTATGTTTAAAGTAGATCATAAGGATGTTTTCACAAATGGAGTAGAAAATGGTACGTATGAGGTGGTTTTATACAACGCAAATGAAGATGCGACAAAAAACGGAGCGGAGTTCATTAATATTGATTTAATTATCCGTAATGATGTAAATCAAAAATTCCAGAATGCGCATATTTTTCACCGAGTATGGAAAGCAAAAGCAACAAATGAATATAGTCAAACAGCATTAAATACAATCGCTAAAGCAATCCAATTACCTAACGGCAAAGATTATAATACATTGGATGAATTATTAAAAGACCTGTTAACTAAGACATGCCAAGTTACTGTGAAAAATGAAGAGTCTGAGTATAATGGTCAAATTTATAAAAATTTAAATGTGAAAGCGTGGGCTGAAAGTAAAATTACTGGACCATTACAACATGTATTTAAAAAGAAAGATGCTGAACCTATGCCAGAAATAAACGAGAGTAATCTACCGTTCTAAACAATGAGAGGAGCGCACAAACGTGTACGAACAAATTCCAGACGAATTAAAAAAATTAAAACAATGGTGCGCTTTTCAACTGGTTTGGGACGAAGAGCGCGGCAAAAATAAAAAGATACCAATGAACGCAAATACTGGAGCATATGGCAATAGTGTAGACGAGCGAACTTGGGCAGATTTTGAAACTGCCCTTGCTTCACTCGAAAAGTATCAATTCGATGGGTTAGGATTTTACTTCAAGGCGCCGTATTTTGGTGTGGATATAGACGACATAAAAGACGATATTCAAGATTATTTATATGGAAATACTGAAAATATTGCTGGTGAGTTTATTCAAACGTTAGCTAGCTACACTGAGTACAGTGTGAGTGGGACAGGTATTCATATTATTGCAAAGGGCGATTTCCCGGAAGGTGGTCGGCGCAAAGGTAATATCGAAATGTACCCGGACGGTCGGTTTTTCGTTATGACTGGTCAAGTAATTGATAACTACAGACAAGTCAATGAAGCGACATCAGCAATACAATATTTGCATACGAAATATATTGGGACTAATGAAGTAAGACAAATAAATAATTTACAATCTACAGTTGATTTGCCTGTAAGTGATATTATTCAACGTGCTGAACGAAGTAAACAAGGCGCACAATTTAAAACACTTTACGACGGATTATGGGATGGATTATATCCCTCACAATCCGAAGCAGACTTAGCTTTTGCAAATATGCTGGCATTTTGGACAGGATGTAATGCAGAAAAAATGGACGAAATTTTCCGTTCAAGTGGTTTGTATCGAACAAAATGGGACCAAAAACGTGGAGCGCAATTATATGGAGAAATGGTTATTAATAAAGCGATTGCCAATACGTCAGAGGTTTATCAACCAGGAAGTGATTTAGAAGGTTACTCGATCACTGTGAAAAATCAGAATCGAACTGCTCGAAAAGTATATGGTTTAGATGATACTGGAAATGCAGAACGTTTCCGTGATAAATTTCATGACATTGTTCGTTTTTCATACATTAACAAAGGATTCTATTTCTACGATTCGAAAGTTTGGAAATATGACAACATAGGCGCTGTAAAAACACTTGTTGATGATGTGATCAAAGATATGAAGAGTGAGTTTGCTTACATGGAAAATGAATCAGATGCAGAAAAAGCATTTATGAAACATTTAAAAGCAACAAGAAGCAACAAAGGTAAAACGAATATGTTAAAAGAAGCACAACATTTAATGCCAGTTTTGCCTGATGAATTCGATCGCTACAAATATTTTTTGAACACACAAAACGGATATATCAATTTGCAAAATGGAGAACTTATCAATCATGACAGGCAAAAAATGTTTACAAAAATTAGCAACATCGAATATACAGATAAAATTGATGCGCCACTTTGGCAAGCGTTTTTAAAGGATATTTTTGCTGGTGATAAAGAGTTAATCAATTATATTCAAAAAGCTGTCGGTTATTCATTGTCAGGTTCTACATCAGAACAAGTCATGTTTATCCTTTTCGGCAATGGGCGAAATGGGAAATCGGTTTTTCTTGATATTATCAACGATATTTTTGGTTCCTATGCGACCAACATCCAGCCACAGACAATCATGGTCAAACAGCAGTCTAGTAATGCAAATAGTGATATTGCCCGTTTACATGGCGCCAGGTTCGTTACAACCACCGAACCAAATGAGGGTGTACGTTTAGATGAAGGACTAGTTAAACAGCTCACAGGTGGCGACAAGGTCACTGCACGACACTTGTATAAGGACGAATTCGAGTTTACACCCGAATTCAAAATCTGGATGGCAACCAACCATAAACCAATTATCCGAGGGAGAGACGATGGAATATGGCGAAGATTACACTTAGTACCGTTTACCGTGAAGATACCCGATGAAAAGGTAGACAAGCAGTTAAAGTATAAACTTCGAAGCGAACTCACTGGAATATTGAATTGGGCGGTCGAGGGCTTTCTTAAATGGCAACGAGAAGGTTTAGGAATGCCGAAAGCTGTCGAAAATGCTAGCTCTGAATATAAATCAGAAATGGATGTTATTACTGCATTTATTGAGGATTGTTGTGATGTGAGAGAAGGCGAAAAGGTAAATGCCAAAAAAATGTATGAAACATATAGAGAGTGGGCAAAAGATAACGGACAGTATCTAATGAGCAGCACGAAGTTTGGTAAGGAAATGGGATTGAAGTTTGAGAAGAAGAGGAGTAAAAAAGGTTATAAATATACAGGCGTTTGTTTAAATGATGAATATTTCTCTTTAAAGTTGAATTTTTAGGGGTGTATAGTTTGCACTAACCATACACCCTATCAAATCCATTGTGCCGCAACGCATTTAACTGTATTTAAGATGAAAGGGTGTATAGTTTGTACCATTTTCCATAAACTTCTCTATAAAAATTTTTCCTAGGAAACTTTTCTATATTTACTATCAACTATACACCATTATAAAAAAAGTATTAATAAAGTAAGTAATAGCAATGGGTTTAGAGGGTGTATAGTTTTGGTCAACTATACACCAACTATACACCAACCATACACCTTTTTGCTAATAATTTAGCACTTTTTAACCAACACATAACATACGTTCGTATTTTTGACCAAAGGAGTGATCAAATGACAGCAGAAATGGATATACAGAATTCTATACGTTTAGAACTTTCCCGCCATGGGCATTATGTTTTCAGAGCCAATGTGGGCAAAGTTAGAATGCCAAACGGACGAATATTTGATACAGGATTACCGAAAGGTTTTCCAGATTTATTCGGATTTCGCGGAACAGATGGAAAAATGTTTTTTATTGAAGTGAAAAATGAGATAGGGAAGTTACGACAAGAACAGAAAAACTTTCAACAAGCGATGGAAATTACACCGGCCATCTGTGGAGTAGCAAGAAGTGCTGCAGAAGCCGTGCGAATTGTGGAGGAGGGGTAAAATGAAGCTAAGAGATATTACAAACAGTAAATGCGATGTTAGGGAGTATATGAATGTTGATTTTCCAGATTGGCTTTTAGAACAACTAAAGGACGAAATAGATTTTGATATTATTGAGGCGTTAAAAGAGTATGCCGTTATCTATGTGAAGCATAATGCGCTGGAAAAAGAAATAGAACCTTTTGATATTTATAAAAAAGTAGAGGAGGGGTAAAAAATGAAGAGCGACGATTAAAGATGTGATGAATTTAGAGACCAAGGCAGTCAAAATAAATGGGAAGACTGCAAGGATTTATCAGAAGTGTTAATTGTGCGGAATACGAGTAATATTCTGACAATGGTTACAAAAAATATGTAACCCAGAGCGAAAAACGTAACTTCCAAAAATCGCATAGTGTCAGTAGCTAGACACGTAAAAGTTACAAGTTACATTTTTTTATTAATAAAAAGTATATATATTTAATTTATATTTAAGAACTGTATACGAAAATAAAAACTTTTTCGCCGTTTTTTTTGTAACCTGTAAATGCGTTCTGGGATAGTAGGTTTGACGGTTACAGGTTACAAAATAGGTTTTGTAACCGAGTGATTTTGAAAATCGTGGAGAGATAACAATGTTCAGTCATATTCAAAAATTTATAAACAGATGGAAATTTAATCAAGGATGTACATTGAAGCTATGAGTCTTGATGCGACAATTCCATTAAACAAGGAGGAAAAACGAATGAAAATATATCACACAGAAACACAAGAAGATTACGATGCGTTACTGGAAAACTTGAAAAACGAGGGATGGACGTGGTTTTTTGGTGAGGCTATTACGTCATATAACTCGCAGCTTTGGGAACGGAATAAGCAAAATACTGTTGTGCATATAGAGGAAGAAGGAGTAAGTTGTGGGAGTCTTTCTTATGCTAAATATTTACACCCCAACATACCAATCGAAAAATACAAAGTGAAACAAGACGAAGTTGCAAAGTGGTTTTATAACACCGCAAATGCCATGAAAGCATTTGCATCCAATGGAGTATCTATGAAAAAACAAAATACTGACAACGTAAACAACCCATCACATTACACAGCAGGCGGTATTGAAACACTTGACTACATTAAAGCAAAAGTAAAGGATTATCCGTCATATGCTGTAGGAAACATACTTAAATATGTTTCAAGATACGAGCACAAGAATGGCATTGAGGATTTAAAGAAAGCGCAATTCTATTTGAATGATTTGATTGAATGGATGGAGAGTGATTGAATGTTTAAAACTTTAAGTTCATTTTATTTTTCTATGATTATCATTACCGTATTATTGAGCGCTTTCGGCTTTCTTAGTCTTGCAGAAGCAGAATTTATTTTACTATTAATCATTTCTCTTGTCATGGTTGAGGATATGAATGGGAGTCGTAAATAATGCGGGGATATATTTACACTTCGCCTTTACAGGTGTTGTTAAACTACCAAAAAACCGAATCTTGCGATCTCCGAGGCGCCGACTTTGCCGAAGCAATTGCGGATAAATTAACGCTAGAGCAAGCCATCGCAGAAGCTAAGCTTACAAGTCGCCAGCGCCTGTTTTTATGGGAACGACTTGTAAATGGGCATACGGTCGGCGATATTGAAGAGCTGTATGGCGTAGCCCATGCAACAATTAGCGAACATATTATTATTGCGGCAAAAAAACTAGTACAAGTTTATCGTAAATGGGAAAGGAGCGAAACCTAATCGAAGAAGATACTTGGCGGACAGAGTTAGACAAAGAACTAACCGCGCTATTGAAAATGGCGAAAGCTGGCGAAATTTCACTTAACTGGCGTAAACAGTTCATTGAAGTGGTGACTGATCATTACGATATTAAAGTTGGCGACCCGCTACTAAACCGAATGTCAGACTTACTACTTGCAGAGTACATAGGTAGCACAGAAAGCTGGAAAGGGCGTCAAAAGGACGCGTTTCTTACTGACACAATGTATGAAAAAAGAGTGGAATTAGATACGAAAATTACACATGATTTATTATGACAGAGAAAAAGCGCCTTACTATCGCAGTAAGGCGCTTTTTTTAGTGTATTTAATCAATAAATTTATGCAAAATAAAATCAGAGTTTTCTAGTAGGTAATCGATTGCGTTCAGTACATTGAAGTCCTCCATACCACGAAAGTATTCTTTTAACTGTAACTTGAAATCGGACTCAATTGCGGCATTAATTTTTTTTGTTAACTCGCTTTGGAAAGTATAGTTCAATCGCGGTAGGATATAGGTAAAGTACTTTTGCTTATCGCTATCGTTATCAAATTTGAGGCCTACTTCAAAACGACTTCCATCATATAAATTATTTAGTTTAAAGTCAGTGTCCCTTTCGCCACTTAAAGAAAAAGTCTCCTTAGTATTCTCTACTTGCACATCTATATATAAATCAAATGCGTAATAGTTTAGAATAGGGTCCCCGTAATTGTATGTCAAGATAAAGTTGTTTTCTTTTGGAAATACATTAATTTCAATATTTATGGGTACAAACTCAAAAAAATCTTGTGGAGATATATTGAGATACCTACATAAAGTATCAATTGTTTCCATCTGTATCATTTTACTGTCATTCTGTGCAATTGCTGTAATAGTAGACCTTGAAATACCGGTATCCTTCGCTACACGAGTTATTTTTATATTTCTTTCTGCTAATAATACAGATAAATTATTGTGTATCATAAAATTTCCTCCTTGACACTATAAAAAATAAATGGTATTGTTTTATTAACAAAATGTAGTGTATTCGATACAATTTGATTTACATTAAAGCCGCTTATCACACTACATTTTTACATAAATAACTTAAATTAGAAAGGAAAGATGAAAATGCAAGAATTAATTGCAACGCACCAAAACGAAAGTGGCGACCTTATTGTAAGTGCTCGAGAACTCCACGAATTTTTAGGCGTTAAAACAAAATACAAAGATTGGTTTCCGCGCATGGTGGATTACGGATTTGTTGAAGGCTCCGACTTTATCGGAATCGAATCCGAAGTAGGGGCTCAAAAAAGAGCGCGTACTTATACGCAGAAAGACCACCACATTAAACTGCCAATGGCAAAAGAAATTTCCATGATTCAACGCACGGAAAAGGGCAAGCAAGCACGACGCTATTTTTTAGCGGTTGAATCCGCTTGGAACTCGCCCGAAATGATTATGAGCCGAGCGCTTGAAATTGCTAACCAACAGCAACAACAAATGTTTTCCCAGCTTGCCGAGCTTGAGCCAAAGGCGCAGTACTACGATTTAGTTCTGCAAAGCCCAACGTTAATTAAAGTCACCGAAATCGCCAAGGACTATGGTTTCTCTGCCCGCCATTTAAACAGCTTATTAAGCGACCAAGGTATCCAGTATAATCTTAGCGGCACTTGGTTCTTACGCCAACAATACGCCGATAAAGGCTACACCCACAGTAAGACATTTACGCGATCAGATGGCGGCACTAATAGTCATACATACTGGACCCAAACCGGACGCCTATTTATTTATGAAACGCTGAAAGAAATGGGCATTTATCCGCTGCTAGAGCGTCAAAACATCGAACAGGGAAGCGAGGTAGCCTACATTGAATCTAAAGCCTAATTTTAAAGAAAAAGACCCATGCAGCAACATGAGTCGAGAAACAGGTTACGCAATAAGCGCAACTCAAAACCAACTCAATTTTATACCAGAATTCCCAAATATGCAACAGTTTTCTGCCGAAGAGCTTTTCGAAGCCGCCTCACTTGTGCACAAAATCCCGCCAGAACTCGCGTCAATCGAGACGCAGGCACTCATTGGCATTATTGCGGTTGCCCGTCGTCATTTGAGTTGCGTTCGTCCAACCACGCTTTAACCTGCGCTAGATCTTCCGTTGTAGCCATTTTGGTAATAAAACGTTTGGTGGACGACTTTGCAACTCGATAACGCCTATTTTCCGCATTCTTTGCGTCCCAATTGTCCGCCGCACGTCGTTGCGCTTCACTAGTTTTACTTTGTTTCACAGTAGTTCACCGCCTCATTTTCAGCAAGGCTACGAGACAGGCGAGTGTGATGGCGATGGCTATACCGGTTGTGACAGTACTGTGGAAGTAACTAGCAAGCCCGTTGACCGCTATAACCACCAACGCAATGCTTAACACCTGTTTTGTTTGCTTTTTCATAGCGTCGCATGATAGAATTTATTAGAGGGGCAGGCGAGTCATTTCGACCCGCTTGCCAAGTTGTTAACCGTTTTTGTTATCGTTGTTATTCTCGCTAAGCTTTACTAGGGCAATTGCGAGAGTGACGATTTCGAGAACGGTTTTTATGTCCTCTAACAATCTGCTCACGTTTTCAACTCCTTTCTATATTTATATCATACGTTATAACGTAGATTAAGTCAAGTGTTTTATAAAAAAAACTACGTATGATAACGTAGTTTCATTTGTGTCTATTTAAATATGTCGCCGTAGTCAGCCTTTAACTTCGCCTGATTTTTTAAGTCGCTGCCCCACAACTGCACATACTGCTTAGTTACTTCTATAGAACTGTGTCCTAAAAGCGACGCTAGGCTGAACGGGTCAATGCCAGCTAATACCGCTTGTTTTGCGTAAGTGCGTCGGCACATGTGCGGGCTAACGCTTTTGTTGATACCGCAGAGCTTTGCCATTGACTGTAAGTGTTCTTGAAAAGTACGCGATTGCAAGCGCTCGTCCTCGATATTAACAAACAGAAATGAAGTCGCAAGTTGTCCACGCACTTTTACATACACCTTCAACCGCGCAATCATATCGTCGGACAAGTACACTATACGCTGACTCAAGTTTTTTGTTTCAGCAATTACAATATAGTCGTCGTGCACATCGTCAATTTTAATGTGTAAGCATTCATTAATGCGTATGCCTGTGTCAAGCAGTAGTTGAAAAATAGTTAAGTTTCGAAACGCTCGAAACGTGTTGTTTTTCTTAAACTCGCGCACGATTAACTTTATTTCATTGCGTTCCAACGTGTCGTAGATTTTCCGCCGAACCCTCAGCTTATGCACCTTTTTCGCGACGTCTGTAGCGGTCAGTCCTTGCGCATATAAAAAGTTGTAGAATGCGCGAATACAAGTCAGTTTGCTGTTTATTGTCGTCGTTTTTAACGTTGCCAACCACCGCTCGATGACGCGGTGTATGTCCGGCGCAGTGACGTCGGTAAGCCGCTTTTCAATGCAGAGCTCGGTCAGTGTGCGTCTGAACGTGCGCAACGCTACTTCGTAAAACTCTAGCGTCGACGTGCGTACGTTCTTGATGTACCGCGACTTAATGAATAGCTCAATCGCTTCTGCGTCAGTGTACGTCACACCTTCGCCGAGCAGCGCCAGCTCCTGCTGTGTTAGCTCTTTTTTTCGCAT